GGCCGATCAGGTCATCTGCGCACACGTCCACACGGGTTAGTCTTCCAGCGCAGCTTTCGAGCTTCGCTCGAAGCTCCAGCCACCGCTTCGCATGGCCGCAGCGCGCTGCGCTCAATGTCTTGCATCCGTCACCGGTGAGCTCTATCCGGGCGGTATAGGTGCCGTCAGCGCGACGGCATTCCTCGCCACCGAGTTCGATCATGCCCACAAACTGCTTGCTCGCATTGATGATCTTGACGCGCCAGGTGTAGAAGCGACCACCGCTGGCGGTGTCATCCAGTTCAAGGCCAAGCCCGGCGAAGAACCAGCAGAACACTTGCAACGCTGCGACACGGGCGTTATCCGCGCTGGCGTCGATCCACTGGCGAACCTCGTCCTGGCCGTCGCGATCGAGGTACCCGATTTCGCGGAGAGCCGCGAACAAATCCACCGAAGCGGAAAGCCAGTCAATGCCGACCGTCAGGGTGCCATCCTCGTTCCTGAATTCACTGACTCCCCTGTTAGACGAGGGGAGTCCCGAGCCGTCCAGCCCCGCGCTCTCAACGGCCATGGCGCACCTCGCACTTCCGAGCCAGGTCAACAAGCCAGGCTGCAAGCGACGCCGGCGTGTGCTCGCGCTCTGCCTTGCCGATAGACGGAAGACGGACGCCGTTCTTGGTCGGACGCACGCAATGTGTCGGGCGGCCTTCGCGTCGTGGTATGGCCGGAAGTTGGTCCGGTGCGCAGCCGACGATGTACAGCCACGTGCGTTTCTCGGCGCGGTGGCCGAAGTGGAATTGCTCAATCTCCAACGTCCAGCCGCCGAAAGCGTCAGGGAACTCGCCGGGGTGCGGCATACGGCACTCGTTGAACAACGTGCTGTCCGCGGGATGCTCCAACACGCCGCCGAACGTGCGGACCTGGTGCACAGCCCAGCGGCCCAGGTCGAGTTCATCCGGGCGCACCTTGGCGAACTGGCGAAGGCGACCCCAGCCGCGGCAAGGCGGATGGGCCACAACCGGGAACCCGCCACGCCAAGTACGGGCGTCGCGGTCAATGTCGTACACATCTGCCGCCGGAAAGCTCTTGTAGACGCTGTCTTGGCGAGCGAACAGGACAGCTGCCAGGTCAGCCACGAATCACCTCTGCGCGCTCAGCAAAGCCAGCAGCAGCCAGCAGGTCGCCGCGTTTCGTGGCGTCGATTTCGTTACGGAAGAGTTCGGCCAGCGCTTCGGCCTGTGCTTGTGCCTCGCGGGCCGGGTTCGGCCGGGTGGCTTCGATGGTGTCGCGCAGCTTGCGGGGGAGGACTGCCACGCCGTACGCGATGGCGACGGTGCAACCAATCAGCACGAGGACGATCAGATGTGCCGTCACTGGAAGAGCCTCCCCAGGTTCCGGCGATAGCGCAGGTATGCGAGAACGCCCTTGATCGCTGCGGCGATCAGGACCGGTACCAAGATCACGAAAGGACTCATGCGCCCTACCCCTCCCCTAGCCCCTAGAAGCCCCGCCAGCGGCCTAGGGGGACCGTTGGCGGGTGTGCTCAATCCCGTTGAACACGGCGCAATGTATAAAGGGGTTGAACAAGGGTGTCAACAGGGTTGAACAGTGAAGACCGTGACCGATCTCATAGACGAGGCGCGTAAGGCGCTAAACGCGAGCAGTGACGCGGAATTTGCCCGCCAGCTGGGCGTTTCGCGAGGAACAATCGCGAATTGGAAGTCTGGCTATTCGCTGCCAGATACCGTGATGTGCGCAACTTTGGCCGGGCTGACCGGCATGCCGTTGGCGCGCGTTCTCGGGATCGTTGGAGAAGCCCGAGCGGTCAGTCGAGAAGAAAAGGCCGTATGGCGCAAGCTGGCCGCTACCGCCATGGCCCTAGCGCTGGGGGTCGGGCTCGCCTCGCCTCGCGACGTACAGGCGGCCGTGGGCGGCTTTGATGCGGCACCCTCTATACATTATGCGAAATGGAGTAGCGCGCCGTTTGGCGTGCGTCTCGCTATGGATCAAGTCTTGCCTCCCTTCCCTGGTACCAGGCAAAGACGAGATTGCGGCATGACGACGCCGGCTTTCAGGGAGGCCATATGTTCACCCTGAGGGCCTCAGCGTTGAAGCTTGCGGCGTGACAATGAATTCCAGCGCCCTGGACCTGCGAGAGTGCGTCAGAATTCGCCGTTGCCGGCTACTGCTCCCGGCAACGCTGCCAGCCGCCTGCACGAGCATGGATTTGCTCCCATCCATTCGGGAGCTTTCGGAACGCTTGACCGCCCATACATCCGGTTCCCGAGTGCTTGGAGGCGTCTGACCCCAAGGGCGGCAGGTTGATCACGTTGTCCGAAGGACCCGGCCGCCCAGCGCGTTGGGCCTCAGCTGACAGAGTGCGGGCCTCAACGCGTTCGCAGTACGCCTTCATGCCCGGGTGCGGGTGATTCGGCCATGCCAATTCTTGGCAGTTGAAGGGCGTCGTACTCTTCGACAGCGAGTTGTAGGCAGCCTTGGGAGGTGGAGGCAACGGCTTGGGTCCGGGGCCCGTTGCAGAGTGCAACTGAGCCTGCGCAGACCAGGTAAGCGAAAAAAGCAGCAATCCTGCTGAAATCCTTTTGAGCATGAGCTTCCCCCTGTAGCTGGGGAAGCTTACCGCCTCAGACGTACCGCTGGTGAGTTCCCTGCCCGGCTCGAACATCAGGCGCACGCGCAT